CGTGTAATACTATCCTGCAAAAGACTTGCGTCATACATGGCTTTCTGCAAACATGGGAAGAAAATCAACTTGACTGTCCCCGTAGGTGTGTCACCGCTCTTCATTTCGGGAGGTTCTACGCAATTAGAACCACGGAATATGTTTTTGAGCATAGTTTCCATTTCAAGTTTGAAACTTTCAGGGCTTTCAGGGGCTTTCAGATAGTCCACATTGGCATCCGAACCCATGATGAAACCTTTTACAGCACCGTCTATCGAGTCGCCCTGTACTGCAATATCATCGCCCTTCATAACCAATATAGGAAATGCGAAGGCTAGATTGTTTTGACAAAGATGCGAGAACCCAAGTTCGTACATATCTATGTTGTCCTGTACGGGAGACCAACAGGCTCCCATTCTTGAACGGTAGTATATTACAGGAAGTTCGTTAAACCCATGAGGTACGAAACTGATGAGGGAATACCCATCCAGTCCCAATGTCCCTTTGAACTTGCTGATGAGACCTCCCAACCCTCTTTCATCCTGTTTCAGCAGATAGATATTCTGACTGTCATACACTTGTGCGTATTTGGTCACTATCTCACCGTTCTCATCCACATCGGAGAATGTGCGGACAAAATACATAGGTTCGTCTGTAAGCGGATTTACTTGGTAGTAAAGGCAGTCCCCATCCAAATATGAATAGTTGCGCAAATGGACTTTCCCGTTGCTCATATACAGGGCGATTGCACCGTCTCCAGTGGATTTTATGCTATCACAAAACTTGAAGAAGGCGGTGTCTACATGCTTATTGTACCAACCCTTCTTGAATATGTCGAAGAACTTGTTGGAATCTTCGCTATCCTTGCTGTTGGAATTTAATTCGTGATGCAGGTCGTTTCCGCAAAGATGGATAAGCTGCTGTGTCTTAATCATCTGTTGCAAAGCGAAAGACACACGTATCATCTTCTGAACGGTATGCACCGTTTTCTTTTCGGTCGTAGTGCCATCGGATGAAGCCACATCAATCTCCACTTCCTTGATTTTGTCGGGGTAGAACTCACGGTTGTATATCAAGTGACCGTTAGGGTCAAGTTCACGCAGGAAATCGGCTTGTGTCACGATGTTGTAGAGAGGCTTTTCGTCATTGTAAGACAAAGAATCCAAATCACTTCCCGAAATAAGGTCGGGAGAAAAATTGCATTGCGGAGAAATTTTAGTGAAAGGTCTTTTCCGCAACAAGTCCTTCACTTTAAATTCTATAGCCATCCTAATCCAGTTATGTGTTTGCGTTTGTGTTTAATATCGAAAATGAAGCGCATGAGCATCGCCTCGATAAAGTCGGGAGAGTGACCGACAAGCTGTTTCATCATCACTTTCTTGATGATGCAGAAGCCTTTGTCGGTATTGTTTATGTCCTGTTTGATAGCCTTGCGCTCCTTCATGAGTATGTCACGCAAAGGCACGTTCTTATATCCGTTACCGCTGAATTTAAGCGAAAGAAGGTTCGGGTTGATTGAAATTTCACCGTCATTCAGCGCATGGTAGAACATATATGCGCACTGTGATTTTATATTGTCGTACTGACCCTTGTATTTCTCATCCACGCTCTCACGGTTGTTGAACGGTACGGCATGGGGGAAGAAGCCTTTGAACGACTGACCGATACCCGAAAGGTCGTAGGTCATATCCTCTTCCAGTACGCTCCATTCCTCTAGTTTATTCTTGACTATCTGTAAGACAATCTTCGAGTTCTTGGAACAGGTGAAAATATCCTGAATATGATTGCCAACCCAAAGCCAAAGGACAAGATTATCACCTCCATCAAAAGCCACATCGCATGAGCATCTTCGGTGGTGGTCTCCAACGTGCATATCATTGTTGAAGAACTTTTCCATGTTGGCATAGTTGATTAGATCGTCACCTACCGTCTTGTACTTCCAGTTTCCACGCAGGTCACGTTCTATATCTTCCAAAGACTGATTGGCAAGTGACGAAAGGTATGTAGGGTCAGAACGCAAAAGCTGAATATTTTCTTCCAACCTGCCTTCTATGAATGTGGCTGATTTGATGAACATTTCCTCACGTGTCATGCCTAGGTTGAGCCGCTCGTAAGGTCTGTACAATTCGTCTATCAGTTTTTTGTTCTGCTCATATACCTCTTCACGTGTACTGCCCCATGAAATAGATGAAGGGTCTTTCGCATCCTCACCGCCCATAAAGCAATATCTAGGTACACCGTTTCTTTCGGATATTGGATAACCGTCTTCGCCTATCCACCAGTCTATGAATTTTGCCACCCAACAGTCGGGGTCAGGGTTGCAAGTGCCGAAAAGTCTATTTGGAATGAAGTGCGAATTACGGCAGTCGGTCATAATATACTTGAACTTCTCATACTCCATCTGTGTGATTTCGTCTATTCCGACATACGGTATTTCACGACCTTGGAAACGGTCTTTGAAATTCGAGAATGTGCCTGCATAATATGTAAGGCTGACGCTTGCTCCCTTGTTGAAGTTCCAAGTCATATCATTCTTGGACTTGTTATAAGAACCAAACTGCTGATACAAATCTTCCGATGTGCTTTCAAGCTGCTCCAAGTCACCAATCTCTTTACGAAAAATCGTAGCGTTAAAAAACTTGTTGTTACAATCCTTCATAGCATCGGCAAGTAATGCCCAAGATTTTCCGCCTCCCCTCTTCCCGCCATAGATTACAATATCCGTATTGCACGCAAGAAACATCTCCTGACACCCTTTCTGCGGTATCACGATATTGGGATTGGGGACTTTCTTATCATCCTCACGGAGACGGTCTATATAGCCATACGAATATACTTTATCCCCATCCTTTGTTTGCACGATATTGTCTATTTCTGTGTCAGAAACCATTCTAAAATGTATATTTATGCGCAAATATAGTATTTATTTTGCAAAAATATTCAATTTTTCTTTGTTTTTTAAATAAATAATGTATATATTTGCAAAATAATAGCGGAAAAACCGCATAACACATAAACACAAAAACTAAACTAGACAATGGAAACAGAAAAAATCATTTCCACAATTAAGGAGCAGATTGGAACAACCAGTTTGTCAGACAGAACGATTACGGACTACGTTAATAACAACTTGCTTGCAGATGGTACGGAACCTGACGCTGCTTATTTCACTAAGCACGTGAACATTCTGAAATCCATCACGGGCAATTTCGACCATGACGTAGCAACCAAGGTGGATGAGTTCAAAAAGAACTACAAACCCACAGAAACTAAACCCATCACAAAGCCAGTCGAGACTAAACCGACAAACGATTTAGAGGCACGTCTGAAAGCGATAGAGGATGCTAATGAAGCGAAGTACAAGGCACTGGAAGAGAAACTTACAGCCAAGGAAAAAGCGGCAGAGCAGAAATCCTATCTAACGCAGGTGGAAAGCAAATTCAAAGCCGAATTGGAAGAGAAAGGTCTGATTTACGACCCAATCTACTTTGAACACATTGTAAGGGAGAACGGAGAGTTCGATACGCAGAAATCCTTGGATGAAGCAATCAAGAACGTTTCCGAAAAATACGACAAGATGTTCAAGGACAGGAACAGGCAAATCACCGCAAACGGTTTCGTACCGCAATTCCAACCATCGGCACAACCCAAAGAAGGCTCAAAATCGGCAGCAGAACTATACAAAGAGCGTATGCGTGCAGAAGGTAGACTTCCGAAGGCTGAATAGGAAACACAACAACACAACACAAACACAAAAAACTTAGAAAATGGACAGATTCGGAATGACAAACAATGTCATGGCTACCTACTCGAAAGAGGTTGGCGGTGACTATCCAGTCTGGATTAAGAAGGGTGATAATTTGCAGGGCGGTGGTCTTGTAAATGTAGCCGACATTCCTACAGACACTGGAGTGTTGCAAGAAGGTACAATGGTTATCTTCAACGGTATCGGCAAAGCTGTAACCGTAGTGAAGAGTTCAGACACTACCAATCTTGCAAAAGTAAACGGACTACTCGCAGAAAGAGTTCGTATTCCTCTCGACAAAACGGTGATTGACGTAACGTGCGCAGTAACACGTGAAGGCAAAATCTATGCTGACAGAGCAGACATCCCTGCAAGTGTGGAAGCACTTCTTCCGAAAATTGAATTTGTGCGTGAAGCATAAGGAGGCAGATTATGATTAGAACAGCGGAATTTGACAATATCGTAGACCGTGGACTGGAAGCCCTTGGTTTCAGAAATGACGGTAACGGGACATCCCTTACCAACTATTTCAATTTCATGTTTGCCGAGAAATACAACGCACAGGCAACATTCGCACAGGAGGGATTTCCTGTAAACCCTAACATTCCATTGAGTGCAACTTGGGAGCAGATTAACGCAACCATCAGACCGTACACTATGGCAGCACGTGTAGACGTGGATAGTGACGGTCCTACAAAGCACACAGACGGATTCAGTCTGAAAATGGGTTCTCTCCCAACTTTCAAGCATGAAGTTCCGTTTGACAAAAAGACGGTTCGTGAGAAACTGCTTCTTGCACAGGAGATGGGTTACATCAGCCAGAGCATTACTAACGTGATTATGGACTTGATGTTCATGTCAAGTGACAGTCTTATCGGTGGCAACTACAACACTCTGCTCTACATGAGAGACCAAATCGTTTCCAACAAGGGCAAGTACGTGCTCGATGCAACCAACAACCCATTGGGTATTCCATTGGAAGTTGACTTTGGTATTTCTGCATCACATATCAAGACATCAACTTGGTACACAGAGGACGTAGACGGAAACGTTACACAGGATGCAGGTGTGACAAGCGGAACTACCAACCCTATCACTGTTTTGCGCAAGGTAAAACACGATGCAGAGGAAAATGACTTCTGCCCGACAGGACACTGGGAGATTTCCAAAGGTACGAAGGATGCTCTCGTAAGTATGAAGTATTGGAGGGATATGTACACGGCAGCAGCTCATACCGACACTACCAACTTGGCATTGCTTTCGGCACAGGCAGTAGACGATGATATTCTTACCTATATCGGTCGTGTTATCGGTGCTCCTATCGTGGTGAAAGACCATAAGGCACAGGTCGAGAAATGGAACGCTACCACTAAGAAGGTGGAAGTTACCACATTGAAGTCATTCGTTGACGGTGTGATGGTGTATGTCCCTGACGGTGCAATCGGTGACGTTCAATTCTCTAAGCCTTTGGCACTTGATATGCCATGCGCTAAGATTGGATGGTATGACGGTGGCAGAACCCTGTTGCGTCAGACATTCAATTCGGATGCCATGAGTATGCTTGTCAAGTCCGAATTTACTGGTATGGTTGTGCCTAACAAGACACAATGGATGTATTACGTAACAATTAAAGGCTAGTAAGTAATGGCGGTTCTCACCATAGAAGAATATTTGCGTGGCAAAGTCGGGTACGAGATACCCGATAATGCCATTGCAAGCATCCTTACGGACAGAGGAATACCCGAATCTTCGGATGTTACATCGTTGTCGGATGATGCAAGCGAAAATACCAAGTTGCGTGAGCTATGCACGGCAGACCTATATTTGTATTGTGCAAGTACCCCAAGTACAATATCATCCCACAGAGAACAGGATGGTGGTTGGACTCTTGAATCGGGCGGTACACAGCACTCTGCATACGATGCAAGGCAGCTAAGGGCGTTGGCGCAGGCGATATACGACAAATACGGTGAGACGGTTAAGACGAACAGCACGATAAGAATCGTAAATCTCTAAAAGTGAGACATGAGCAATTCTAGATTCCCACATACTTGCACGATAAGCAGAACGGATGAATCATCACAGTTCGATGATGGCACATCCACCTTATTATATAGTGGAAGCTGCCGAAAGGAACTTAACAAATGGGATGATGCGCACTATGTAAATTCTGCAAACACAGCAATATGGATATTGTCTGTGCCCATAAGAGTGAAAGTGAAATTCGGTGACACGGTATCTGTGGATGACGGGATATGCGAAATAAAAGGAAACGTGAGCGACTGGCAAGTAACCAATATCACTCACACGAACTCTGACGGAGTGTTCACGAAAGACGCAAGCGGAAACGTGACAAGTCTTGACGGAACTACTACAAAAGGTATGCACATATATATCTCTGTAACCAAGAACTAAAATGGCAGACAACAGCAAGGCACTTGAAAATGGTTTCAATAAAGCGAAACAGATTATCCGTGAGCAAGTTGAAAAGGGACTTATGGTGCAAGCAAATAAATTAGTTGAGAAAGCCTACAAGTTATACCATTCTCCAAAGATGGCATTTACTGGGCAGACTTGGACTGGAACTGCTGTTGGGGTTTATAGCAACGGGGCACTGATATACGTGATAACTACGAAACAGTTTGCTGATATGCCCGCACCTGTAAGAAAGAAACTCACATCAGGAGAGTACGCTTTTCTTAAACCCGATTACATGGGCAGACATAGAGGATATAAGGGTGTAATAGAAACTGACAAGGAAAACAGTGAGCAAGACGCAATAGGATTTTTGCAAGGGCATAGAGTGAACGGAAAATACGGTATAACCGTAGTAAGCGGCAGCGAATATGCCAGTTATATTGAGGATGTCCTAAAGGGAGATGTTATCACTGGAACTTATCA